GAACGTACTTTCCGCATAGCCGGGGAGGACGGGAATTGGGACATTGCGGCGTTCCGTGGCGCGATGCTCGGCCAGGACCCGAAGGTTGAAGTTCAGGCCGGATCTGCAATGCCGCGTTCCAAGGCGGCGAAGCAGGCGGCTATGACGGAAATGCTGGCCCTCATGTTCCAGTATCAGGTGCCGATTGAGCAGCGCGACCTTCGCAAGTTCCTGAAGGACTATGAGGTTGGCGGGCTTGAACGTGTCTTTGAGGGCTTGTCTGAGGATGAACGGCAGATCAACCGTGAACACCGCATGCTCATCAACGGTGAAGAAGTGCCGATCAACGACTTTGACGATGACGCGGTTCATATCGCGGGCCACACCGATTTCCAGAAGTCGGCCCGGTACGCGGCACTCAACCCCGATCAGCAGGCGTGTTTCGTCATGCACGTTGCCGATCACCGTGAGCGTCAGCAGGGCATCGTCAACGCCCAGCTTCAGGCTCAGGCAGCCGACGCGCAGGCCGCACAGCAGCAGCAGCTTTCTATGGGGCTCGATCAGACACAAGCTGACGCAGAGGCCCAAATAGCAATCGACAAACAAAAGGAACAAAGTGCCCCACCTTCCTGACCGCACCACCGCAAAGCTGATGAACGCTATCGCGGAGTTCAGCCAGAACCCGCCCCGTGAACTCCCTGACGGCGTTCTGGAGGCCATTCAGGGGCTCGGCAAGGATCTGTCCGGTTTCGCCGGTAGCCCTGACGCATCGCCGGGCCAGAGAGAAGCAATGAAGGTGGCCCCGGGCACAGACGGAACGGGAACCCCTTTCCCGAGCGCAGCGAAGGGTGTTGACGGCCCGAGCCCCGGCCAGCTTGAACATGACAAGGTTGTGGCGGCAGCCGAACCTAGCTGATGCGTCGGCTGGCCGGGTACACCCTTTGGTGTGCTTGGCTGGCCACATGGTTTTATCTAACGAGGGGTTTCATCAATGGTGTCCGAACGTGAACTCAACGCTGCGATAGATGCGGCCCTGGCCGACCTACCGGAGGAACTTGCCTCACAGGCCCTTGCCGTTCAGGCGGCACTCGCCAGCCCCGGCGATTGGGAAGCGGCTAAGGAAACACCAGCCGTGGTGGATTTACCGGAGTAGGCACCACATCTAGCGTTGATACGAACGGCTGTTCGCTTTTTTCAGGTACGCTTTCATCAATGAAACCGTGCCAAGGACACGACCTCGCAACCGCCAACCGGGCCGCAAGCCCGGAGCGGAGCGTTGCCGTTGTCACAGCCATGAAGAAAGCAGGAAAGTAATGTCGGAAGAAGCACAGCCCGTCGAAGCAGCCGAGCCCGTTGAGGGTGTTGACGCTGCGGTTGAGGGCCAAGGCGCAGATGACAGCTCGGGACTCTATGCGGATTACCTGAGCGACATTCCAGAGGAATACCACGGCAAGGTGGTTGAAAGCCTGAAGGCCAAGGACGCGGATTTCACACGCCGCTTCACAGCCAAGGCAGACCAGTGGAAGCCATATGAAGAACTCGGTGTCAACAAGGTTGATCCCGAACAGCTTGGTGGTTGGCTCAATCTCAACTCGGCGCTGGAAGCAGCGGCGGGCGGCGATGAGCAGGCCAGCGAAAACGTGTACTCATGGTGGGAACAGTTGGGTGAAGAACTTGGTTTCTACGCTGACGGGGAATCCCCCGATGGCGGAGAGGCGGAAGAGTTCGACCCTTTCGACCCTAAAAACATCGAGAGTCTCGTTTCGCAGCAGATCCAGCAGGCGGTCACCCCGCTTATGGAGAACATGTCCAAGCAGGAACAGGCACAGCTAGAGCAGCAGGCAGCCGAATCGGTTAGCCAACTGGCGGAATCACTGAAGAGTGAGAACCCGGGCCTTAGCGATTCTGACATAGATGACATTTTCGAGCTTGCGCTCCCCCACATGGAGGATGCGGAAAGCCCGGAGGCAGCTATTCAGGCCGGTTTCGAGAAGTTCAAGTCATTGGTTTCCCGTGGGGAAAACGATCTGTTCGCTAAGAAGTTGGAGCAGCCGTCCGTACCGGAAGGTTCGGGCACTCCCAACACAGCGCCAGACAGCCCCACTCTCGCCAACGTGAAGGACAAGGCTCTGGAAATGGCTAGAGCAATGGCAACAAACTAAAGCGAGGAAAGCAATATGGCTACACAGAATCTGACAACGGCTGACAAGATCCTCAAGGATCTCTATGTCGGCCCGATTGTCGAACAGCTCAACTACAAGACCTACATGATTGACAAGATCGAGCGGGAGGACCCGAGTACGGTCCAGTTCGCCGGTCGCCGGGCCATCGTGCCGGTCCACAAGTCCCGAAACAGGGGCCGTGGTTCGCGTGGTGACGGTGGAGCACTTCCGGGCGCTGGCATTCAGGGCTGGGAAGACGCGATCATCAATGTCAAGCAGCACTACCAGGGCATCGAACTGTCGGACCTGGCGATTGAGTCCACCAAGAGCAACGAGGGTGCTTTCATTTCCCTGCTCGACGGTGAAGTCAAGGGTGCGGCCAATGACATGCGTAAGGACATCAACCGTCAGGTATTCGGTGATGGCACCGGGCTTCTGGCCTCAGTGTCGGCTTCGGCCACCACCACGGTTGGTCCGATCACCGTTGACTCGATCCAGTACCTCCACGTTGGAGATCCGGTCGATGTTCTGCGGCGCACCGATGGTTCCACCCTTACGGGCGGTTCCGACAACTCGGTGACTGCGCTCGACGCATCCGGCAAGACGGTCACGCTGAACACTGTTGTTACCGGCACCATCGGTACCACGTTCGGCCTGTACGTTGCGGGCAACCGCAGCCAGGAAATGGACGGCCTCCGAAACATTGTTTCGACCAGCCGTACCCTCCACTCGATCAACTCCGCTACCGCTGGTAACGAGTTCTGGAACGGAAACGTTCGGAGCGTCGGAACCCAGGCCGGTTCGGAAGTTGTCGCAGGTGAGTCGCAGTTCGAACTCATTTCCGATGACGTTGGAATGACCGGACAGGGCGAAACCTCTGTCTACATCACCACCCGTGGTATTCGCCGCAGGCTCGCGGACACGTTCCAGAGCCAGAAGCGTTTCACCAACGCCGATGCTGTCAAGGTTCACGGAGGTTACTCCGCGATCATGGTCAGTTCCGGTCAGGGTGAAGTCCCGGTCATCATTGACGATGACTGCCCGAAGACCAATGTGTTCGCCATTGATACGTCGGCGCTCCGTTGGTTCCAGCTCGCACCTCCCGGCTGGATGGAACGGGATGACGGTGGCATTTTCCACCTGAAGGACGGTTCCACCGCAGGTACCAAGGTGGCGAGTTACCAGGCGTGGATGCGCTGGTACGCCGCTCTGGCTTCGGTCGCGCCTAACAGGCTCGGTCGTCTCCAGTTCTGCACTGACGATAACCCCACGGTTACGGCCTAGGGTTCTGAGATTGGGGCCCGGCTTTCGGGCCGGGCCCCTTTTTCTTTTAGGAGAAATATGAACGTAGGAACAGAAAAGTCAGTGAACAACGTCACCGAGCCGCAGGCCAAGATGGAACGCGCCGTGCTGGCCCAGATCAAGAACAAGACTGTTGGTGGCAGGGCCCTTCCGAGCCTCAAGAGTGGTGCCCGTCCGGTCAAGTAGGTAGCCTTATGGCCGATGATCCAGCAGCGCGTCACAGTTCCACAGCAGTTGGAGAGAGCCGAACGCGAGGGCTGGGGTTACACGGGGGACATGGCGACGGAGCGGGAGGTTCTGGAGTTCCTGTTTGGTTTAGTGCGAGTGGAGAAGCCCGAGATATGCGTCGAAACGGGCACCTATCATGGGCATGGAACACAGGCGATAGTCAGTGCTTTGGAATTGAACAAGCGCGGCCACCTGTGGACGGTTGAGAATGCGGATTACGAATACCTTCCAAAGGACCGGGTTACCTATGTCACTGGAGATTCGGTTGAGTGGGCCAGCGTATCCGCTCCGGATTTCTGCGACTTATCACTTCTAGACTGCGGCCCGCCGGAAGTGCGGGTTCAAGTCATGGCTAACATCTGGCCGAAGGTCAACGAGGGCGGCATCGTGCTAGTTCACGACTGCTTTTTTTATCAGGATGAGTTCCTGGTTGCGCTTGAGGAAGCGTCGGGCCAGCGGGCCAACGTAACTTTCCCAGCTTTGAACGGGCTGGCTTTATGGAGGAAACAATGACTTGGACTGGCGAGCTGGAACCGATAGCTATTCAGCAGATCCACAAGGGGCAGACAGGCAAGGCCATTGAGGTGGATCAGGATGTGCTTGGTGTGGTGAAGCAGTTGAAGCAGATCGACCCGACCCTGTATGTGCGGTGGTCTGAGAAGGGCGAATACTTTGTGGTGTATTGCCGTCTGCCGGATGAGCCCCCGGGAACCGGCAACGTGGTGCTTATGGTCCGCGAACTCGATCAGCGCGTGGTGAGTTCGATCCAGAAAGCGAAGTGGGAGCAGCAGCAGGACGGGTATTCCCTTGCGGACATACTGGACAAAAAGGATGATGACGCGAAGAAGCAGCGTGATTATGAGTTCAGCCAGCAGATCGGTGAACGTGCCGAGAGGTTAGCTCACGCGATCCGTAAGGACTTCCATTTCGATCAGAACCGTGTTGCCATTCCGAAAGATGTACCGACTCTTGAAATTGCTAAAGACCTGAAGGGCATAAAGAAGTGACCGACGAAAAAGCGTCCTATTCCAAGCACCATCTAGAGGATGAGGCACCGCCCCGCATCTATGTGGGCATCCCGAGTCGCGGGCCCGTACATATCGCATGGCACATGAACATGATTGACCTCTCATGGCCTGTGAACGAGTCTAGGAAAACCCGTATCGCACCGGGCATAGAAGTGGCGAACGCCCGTAACAACCTTGTTCTGGACGCTCAGGGGGTGGGTTCCAAGTACATGTTCTTCATTGACGATGATGTGGTGGTGCCAAGGGACGCACCGCAACACATGATCTACCAAATGGAGACACACCCGGAGTGGGACATGTTGACCGGGATCTATGTCACCAAGACCGTTCCGCCCGAACCTTTGGTGTTCGGTGGGGAGCCCGGAACTTCGGGGGCTTATTGGGATTGGGTGGTTGGCGAAACGTTCCCTGTGTGGGGTGCCGGTATGGGCTGCGCCCTGATCCGCATGACCGCCTTTGACAAGTTCCCCGATCCGTGGTTCAAGTTCTCCAAAGCCGACATTCACGGCGGCGGCACCCACGAAGAGGGTGAAGACATGTACTTTTGCCGGAAGCTGCGGGAGGCCGGGGGAACCATCATGGCCGATGGCTCGGTCATATGTGGGCACATCGACGTGAAGAACGGCAAGATGTACCGTTTGTGGGCCGATACCCCGCCTGTCAGGAACGCAAGGCAGGAAATCCGGGACAACACCGGGGGCCTCATTTCCAAGGAACCCGTCATGCTTCTCCAGGCGAAAGACCCGGCTAAGTTCCCGGCGAACCCGGATGGTCCGCGCCCGTCGAAGGCCCCGCCGCCACCTCCCCGTAAGAAGCGCAAGCGGAAGTAGCTAGACTTAGGGCATGACCCTTGATGAGATTGTTGCGGAGGTGCTGTCACACCAGTTTGCCGCAGGCCAATACACCGACTACCTGATGGGCACCGGCAGCTACGGTGAAGGCATCGTGACGCAGGCCCAAAACTATGTGGCCGCGCAAACGGATTTCCGTGAGCTGTTCACGGCGGTGACCACCACCCTGAGCGCCGGTACGGAGGATCTGACCCTGCCCACCGACTTCTCCCGGCTGTATTCGCTTGTGTGTGTCGGATCGACCGGCCAAGAGAACATTGCCTTGCGGCAGATCACCCCATCGGATTTCGATGCGCTGTCCAACGACTCAACCGGCAGGCCCTATTTCTATGATGTGAACGGTGACACTCTCAGCGTGTACCCGACACCGGACGCTTCTTATGACATTCAGCTCCGGTACTGGAAGGTGCCTGACGCACTAACGGTTGGCACGGATGAGCCCGAGATTTCGTCCGTGTACCATCATCTGCTTGTCTCCTACTCACTTGTGAAGTGCTTTGAACGGGAGAACGACTATGACGCGGCGATGTACCACCAGTCACGATTTGACACCGAGCTGATGAAGTGCCGTGGGGAAGTACAGTACGACACCAACGATAAGACGCAGCCGCGTGTAGCGTCCGGCATGTGGAATCCCCCGGAGTCGGTGCTGACTGTCTGGAGCCAGTAAATGGCTCGCGGCAACCCTGTTGTTTACAGTGACTTTTCAGGTGGGGTGAACCTGGCGGCAGCCCCGTACCTGCTGGCCGAAAACCAGTGTCAGGATGCCCGTAATCTGACGGTGGGGGCAACTAACTCTTTGCGGAAGAGGCCCGGCAACACACTGTTGTCTGAACCTTCCACCCTTGATTCGATCCACTCGCTGTTCCCGGCGAACGTAACCACTAAGGTTCTGCTGGCCGTTGGCAAGCAGGCATCGGCTTCCAATGACCGCATTATCAAGATTGACACGGGCGGCACCGCCACCACACTCGTTGATTCGCTGACTCAGGGGCAGAGGTGGGAGTGGGTTCAGGCCCCTACTTCCGGTAGCCAGGGCCCCATATATGGTGTCAACGGGGTAGATCCGCCTAAATATCTGACGATGGCGGGGGCCATTGGAGACTGGACGGCCTCCACCGGCACTATCCCCACCACCTACAAATACCTGCTCTACCACGCCGACACGATCTGGGCAACGGGTTCAAGCACCTACCCGGGCAGGGTGCAGTATTCGGGGCTTACCGGAAGCGCAGTCCCGGCCCCGGACCCCCGTGACTGGAACACCGACCATTACGTTGACATTGAACCGCAGGACGGGCAGCTCATAACGGGCATCGGCAAGGTGGCCTCCTACATCCTGGTGTTCAAACCGCACAACACCTATGCGATCACTGACCCGTCCACCGGGGCGTGGCGGCAGGTGAACAGCGGTATCGGTTGCGCGGCCCACCGTTCCATTGTGGAAACACAGTCGGGCACCATCTTTCTTTCGGAGGATGCGGGTGTGTGTATGACGGACGGATCGAATGTGTATAAGATCGGGGAGAACGTTGATCCGCTCATTCGGCAGGCCGCAGAAAACTATCCCACCGCTTTGGCCAATGCGTGTGGTGCGTACCGTAACGACTCCTACTACCTTTCGATCCCCACCGCATCATCCTCTAACGACTTGACATTGGAGTACCATCTGCCGACTAAGAGTTGGTGGATTCACACTTTCGCCTCTAACCAGTTCGCGCTCCTAGATCCGAACACCACACCGAAACTGTATTCGGCGCACACAACCGACAACAAGGTGTTGCGGGCATTGGTCCCCGACACCTACGCCGATGAGAACGTGGCCTACTCTGTGTATTGGGAGGGGCCGTTCTGGCCGTTCGGGCAGCCACACATCAACAAACGGCTCACACAGGTCCGTATGGACGGGGCCGGGATCTGGCTGCTTTATCTGGCCACCACCTTTGAGGGTGACTATGAACTGATTGACGGCATTGATTGGGAGGTGCCGGATGCCGGTACAACGTTCGGTGTGGACGGCACGTTTCGCCCAAGCCCGGATGACGGCACGGACTTCGGCCCGGAGGCCGGGATCTTGGAGAGGCGCTACCCGACACCGGGAAGCCAAGGGTGGGGCAGGGCGCTTTCTCTCAAACTGACCAACTATGATCCATATAGCTTTGAACTGTATCCACTACCCGCGTTCGTGCGCGAGAGGAAAGATTAGATGGGCCTTGTATATCCCGATCTCCCAACGGTGGGGCAGCCGAACTCGACCGAGCAGCCGAAGGTGCGTCAGTCGCTCATTGATCTGCGGGACACCATCAACGGTTCGATTGCGGCAGCCAACCTGACCTCGGATGCTGTGTCTACCGTCAAGATTGCCGACAGTGCCGTGTCCACCGCGAAGGTGGCCGACAGTGCCGTGTCCACCGCGAAGGTGGCCGACAGTGCCGTTACCACCGCCAAGATTGCTGACAGCAACGTGACGCTGGCCAAAATGGCGGACAGCTCGGTGGGGGCAGCCGAAATCGTTGATGACTCAGTTGGTATCTCGGAACTGAACCCGGCATACATTCAGGGGTACACGGTCACGGCAACGGACGCGGCAGGGTCGGTCACCATGACCTGGCCGACCGCGTTTGCGAGCGCCTTCTATGTTGTGGCGGCAACGGCCAAGGTGTCGGCCAACACGACCGCCAATGTGGTTGTTTCGGCGCAAACGACCACCACGGTAACTTTCGGATGGTCCGGTGGCCCTTCGGGGTCTTGGACGATTCAGGCCATCGGCATTCACCTTTAGGCTGTGCCAACTCCGGGCCTAAAGCTCGCGTTCACAACGGTTGATGATCGCAAGGTAACAACCGATCTGGAGCGCATCAAGGCGTGGTCGAAGCTGATTCAGACCGCGATTGACAATGTGGTGACTGGTGCTGTTCCGACTGGCCCGGCGGGCGGGGATCTGACGGGCACCTATCCGAACCCGACGATTGCTAATGGGGTGATTGATAACGCGAACGTTTCTAACTCGGCGGCTATCGCGTACAGCAAACTGGCTTTGACCGGGGCTATCTTGAATGGCGATCTGGCCGGGTCTATCGCGTATTCAAAGCTGAGCCTCACGGGCGCGATTCTGAATGCCGACCTTGCGGGGTCTATCGCACAGTCGAAGATCACGAACTTGACCACGGACTTAGCGGCTAAGGCTGCCCTGGCCTCCCCCACGTTCACGGGCACCCCGTCCCTGCCGACAGGCACCACGGGCGTAACGCAAACATCGGGTGACAGTTCTACGAAACTTGCGACCACGGCGTTTGTCAAGAGCCAGAAGGTAACCGACCTGACGGCACCGACAACGGCGGTCAGCTTCAACGGGCAGCAGGCAACCAGTTCGGCTGACGCGACGACGGCGACCGGCCTGGTCACGAAACAACAGATGGAAGCGGCGGACCTCCTGGTTCAATCCGGGTACAAGCGGCTTGCCGACGTGGACTATATCCCCAAACTTTTCACCATCATTCCGGGGGTCTATCTGGGCGTCCCTTTGCCGCCGCATACCCGTAGCGGAAATGTGATTGACGCCACTTCTGCCGTCCAGATCTCAATCGCCCCTTACGGCGGGGGGGCAGGGGGCATCCTCAACATAGGCGACACTTTGCTCCTGACCAACGAAGCGTTAGGCACAAGCGGCGCTGAAAACGGGATTTGGGAAGTAACTGACGACATTCCGTGGCAACTCACCCGCAGGGCGGACGCGGACACCACCGGGGATTTGGTGACTTACAATCTGGTCCGAGCTTCAAACGGCGTGACCTACTTCCTGTCCACGGCAGGCACCATCACGATCAACACCACCGCCCAGACGTGGGAGGAATACAAGTTCTACCCGTCCGCACACGCGGACTCTCACGCACCGGGCGGCTCCGACCCGCTACCGGAGCCAGAACGATGCCAGCTCACGAAAAGCTCCCTCACCCTTGGCACCGGAGCTTGGACGGCGATCACTTGGGATACGGAGGTGTACGACAGCGACGGGATGCACACCGGATCGTCAGCGAACATTGTCGCCCCGAGCGACGGCATCTACGAAATCACCGCCTACGCCAACATTGCCGCATCCACCGCAGGCACACAGCGGCACATACGAATCGCCACCAGCGGAGGCACCGAGATATGGAGCCAGTCGATGCCGCCCAACAGCATGAACGCAAGGCTGTCCGTGACCGGCCATGTGGCTCTCACCGCAACCGATTATGTGACCGTCGCCTGTTACCAGGACATAGGCGGGAACCTCACGATGAGCAACGCCAGGGTCGCGGCCCTGAAAGTCGCGGAACTCTAATGGCCCGGACCTACTAGAGTCAGGTACCATTCTGCTATGGCCCAACGGCGCAATCTAGGAAAAACAAGTGGCGGCGTGAGCCCGTACATCAAGGGCAACACTGGCGGGGCCAGCCCTTACGGCAACGACGGCAAGATCAAGGGTGTGAAAAACCCCCACAATTACAGCCAGTTGGGTGCGCCTAAACCACCGTCAGCTCCTTCCGCGCCGAAGCCCGATCCGAACGGCAATCCGAA